GTAGTCTCTTTCTTCAGCCATTCTAAAGATTGCTGGATCAACTTTGTTATTAGCTTTTTTAGCTTTACCTTCTACATCTGGTCCTAATTTAGGTCCGCTGTATCCACCACTAAATTCCAATTTGTCATTTGGTCTTTTAGCAACATCAGGTGCAAGTTCTCCTTCCATGTATCTTTTCATCATAGTTGTTGTCCTCCTAGTCTATTTTCTTTTTTAATAAATCTATTGTTCCGTACACTTTGTCTTTTCCTTTTTGAAACATAGTATTAGCTCCAAATTTAAGTAAAGCCTTACCTTGATCTAATCTATAGTTTATTCCAACTTTTAGATCATCCTTAGCAGTTTTTGTTTTTTCTGCTTTTGCTACACCTATATCTTTTTTTTCTGTAGCTTTTTTTAGATCTTCATCTAGTATTTCTTTTGGCTTTTTCTTACGAGTAACTTTACCATTATTTGCTCCCGCATAAATTTTTGGTATAGTGTTTCTATCTGAACCTAAATTATTTTCATCCATTAGTAATCCTTTTCGTCTGCCATTCTAAATACTGAATCATCTACATGCTTTGATCCTGGTTCGCTAGGTACGTTTTGATCGTACTCAAACTCTTGATATTTTCTAGGAGCATGTTTAGAAAAATCAATATTAGTATGTTCCCTGTTTGGGTTCTTCCCATCAGGTGCATCACT